ACGAATCCGAATACTTTTCCTGACTGCACTCACGAGGGCCCCCCAAGCTACCTTGGTTTTCCTCCAGTGTTCTATTGTTGTAACAATAGCCATCAACCTCCATGTTCCAGACGGGAAGACCAGGGAGGGTTTAGTGTTTTTGGTGCCTATGCCCCCGCTCCTGGGGCAATGTTGAGCAACTGCGTGGGCGACTGCAGAGGCATATAAAACGGAATGCAGAGAACAAAAATTAAAGATTAACCCCGTAAGCTATTGGATCCCTAAACTCAACATCATACTCGAGGAAGAAGTTAGCAGCAGTGAAAACACCGAGACTACCAGCTTGTGTGGCCGCAACCAATGAAATGTAAACATTGGTAAAGATCAAGTCATTACCACTGCTCACAGGAACCACTAAAGTTGACGAATTGAACACATTAAAAGTCTGGGAACTAACCTTCTTCCAACTACTATCAACATCCAGGGGAACCCGTTTTTCCTTACCAGAAAGCGTGGCAAGGTCAAAAACGGTACCACCAGTGGAAGTACCAATGGTGATCGGAGAAACGTTATCAGCCATATCAGTGGAAGAATCAACGATGACTCTCCCAGTAGCGGTGGATCCAACATTACCAACCACAACCAGTGTAGCATTGAGCATCCGATACCTCTCAAAATTCTTAGCTTGGTTGTACAAGAAAGGAAAATTGGGAGAAAAGTACTGGGTGTTGGTAAAATTAATCGCACCACTAACAACAGCGGCAGTCAAACCGTACACACCCAATGGACCGAGGGCATAAGTCAAACTAGCGTTGCCTGAAGTGTCTGAAACAAGACTAACAGGACTGGGTGTTGGAGTAGCAGCATTAGATACCATAGGGTCTCTAATGCGACGAAACAGATGTTGGGGCTTGGGACCGCCCTTCTTACTGGATTTTTGCATTTTTAAAATATTTTCGTTTTTGATAATTTGATGGTGTGGAAACATCTAACGCCCAGTGTGTTGGAACAAACCCTTCAAGCACATCCGTTGACCTGCACCTACGCAGGTCAAGTTCAATCGCTCTCTGAGTCTCAGGATCCACACCAAATGCTAGCCAGAAGGAAAACCTGCTAGCATCGTCCACTGGGACGAACTTCGATGACATACCACGCGACAAGTGACGCATGCCAGTGTACTCCACCAATCGCTCCGGCGCCACCCTGTCACCCGCAGCCATACCGAGATTGAGATAAAACTCCTGCATGATGGGGACGCCACTAGCAGTGGCCAAGCCACAGCTAGAAACGCCAGCCAACCAGGAGAGATACTCATCATCCGATACAGAAAGGGTACACATAGTGTCCTTCTCAAAAGCAACCTTAGGAGTGCGCACCATGCGCCACTCATCACCAATTAAGACCGGATGCATCTGACAAAACTCGATAGCCTCAAAATTATAGGCAGGAGGCTCAGAAGTCAAACGGAAGCCCATCTCAGAAAACCACTCATCCATACCACACACAAAATCACTGAGATTTTCCTGCTCCATGAAAACTACGCAATCATCACCATTGTTCGCTAGTTTAATCCTTATGCCCTTGTGCGCAGCATAAGAGTAAACCATCGAACACATGATGAGACAATTGCCCAGACCAGTATTCATATCACCAGAAAACCTGCGACCTTCAACACGATACTTGAGCTTGCCATCCGGGCAAAAACTCTTACCACGATTGTAAATCTGCCAGGTAAGAAGTCTCTCAAGCTTAGCACACTTGAAAATACGATTATAAATCGAATGTTCCCATCTCAACCAAGATGGGGACACATGTGCATCAAACGCCGTAGCATCAAGTCCCAAGGCGACAGGTCGTTCAAAACTGTCCCACTTCTGACGAAGACAGCCAGCAACACCAATAAGGTTTAACCCCTTGGTGATGACAGCGCCTTCGCCACAAAACTTAGCTACAGCGCGATACAAATGATGTTCAAGAGGCTTCAAATATCTGCCAATGGAAGCATTGTAACGGGGATCTCGTGGTTGTATGCAACGAGGAGCTTTGTTGAACTTAGCCTTCTCGCGCTTGACAAACGAATTTGACTCAGCATCTCGTCGACGCACTGGGTTGGCATACAGCGAGCTGACCGCCCTCTCATACACAACCTTCTTCGAACCCTTATACATTTGTGAGAAATCCCACAAGGAAACCGGGGTGAAAGAAGGTATGATGGAGACGACACCATCCCTGAACCAACCACAACGCTGTTCGACAATCAAATCATCAACAGGAAGGGGAGGTTTCAATTCCCCTCCCACTCTGCAGAAGTACATCCTCTCTAGGAGTGCACTTGCCATGGTGTTGATGTCACCACAAAATGTCCCAAGAGTCCGCGGTGGTGATAACCCGCAAAAATGAGTGGACTCCCTGGGCCTGACTACAGCCTGGCGACGGATAACCTTCAAGTCAGGATGCGACACACTAGAAGTGTAAGATCGCGAAGGTATCCTTACCAAGCCCCCCTAAAATAGGGAGCGCCACGCACCCCGCTCATACGCAGATGAGCTGGATAGCAAACGTTGCATTTCGATCTCATCATCAGATGGAATGGTGGCCAAGGCAACAGCGCGAGTGACAATAGCCAAACGCTGCCCCTCATGCACACCACGCTCCTCCAACAGTTCTCGAACCTCGCAACGCAGCATCTTAAGCGTCGCGCCAGTCGGTTGCGGGGCTCCATGCCTCTCCTTGAGAATAAGAACCAACTGGCGAACGAGGTGGTCTCTCCCAAGGTGGTTTGGACCCCGGCGAACACGACTAGGCTTCTTGCCAGTGCCACTGACACCATCCTCCTCCCTGAGCATGGTGTCAACATACACGTCTCGTTCTCCCCGTGTGAGCCAGTACCAACTGCCTCGCACAAAACGAAATAACAGTTGAGCAACAACAAAAGTGAGATAACCAACGATTACCACAAATATCGCAAATCCTGTTAAAGCCGGGAGGAGTCCAGGGACCTCCTCCTGACCGATGAACCCGTG